ATCCATTTCACCGCAGCAAGTTAGTTTATTGCCTTTAGGTGTCACGCAATATGGGCAGTATTGTTCGTGAGCGTATTGCTCTTTGTATTCAATGATGTAGTTGTTCACGATATCACCTTTGAACGTCAAATCTTTGTACTTTCTTGGCCAACAACCAGTTGTCGCCTAAATTACGAATGGATCGAACCCATTGACGTTGATAGGATCTGATTGTTTCTGGGGGAGCCTGGTATGTCTGGAACAAATTTCGGACATATTTAAGTGCTACTGTATTCATGTTACTGTCTCCTTAGTGAAGTGAATCGTAAGCCATTTCGTAGAGGACATCGCCATTTTGATCTGCTAGTTGGTTTAGCTCGTCATCGGTGAGTTTTGTGCCGTCCTCATAACGAGCATATGTGAAATATGCATCTGAGAAATCGGGATAATCCCTAGGATCGACACCATCGATTTCCATGTCGATTACTTTTCTGCCATTTAATGTTGCCATTACTTTCTCCTTGTTAAGAGCCTCTACTGTGCCACGACTTTCCAACTATTTGTATTAGGACAAACCCTAATAGACAAACCTAAAATATTTGATAGGCTACTCGGATGACACCTGACCAACTTGAAGAAGACTGTGCAACTGCTTTGTTGGGCTATGCCTATAACTTAGCTTTAACTTACAACCATAACCCTGGTGATATGGACGCTTCCATAATTGCCCTTTTAGTTCGGGCTATAGAACTACATTCAGAAAAAGAAATTAACATGATAGGAATGTATCAATGACGCAAGCAAGAGTGATCAAGGCATTACAAAATGGTCCTCTGACATCACATGATGTTGCCAACCTGACAGGTATGCCACAAGCTACAGTTTTGTCCACCTGCAAGAAGCTACGCTATCAAGGCGTGTTAACCACAGAGAAGGTTAAGGTGGGTAGATTCTGGGTGGCTCAATACACATTGGTTGACCAGAAACCTGCAAAGCCTGAAGAAGAAAAGCGATGCTTACTGAATCCTTTCGACATTCGCAATGCAAAGGGTATTTTTACTCCTGCTGAGTACAGGGTGATGAATGCACAAGCCAGACGTTTGTATGGCAACAACCCTCAGTTCACAACATATTCAAAGGCGGTAGCAAGTGCAAAACAATGAACGAGCATTCCCATGGTGTGGTGATCTCAATGATTGCCCAACAATAAATCTTGGCATGACCTTGCGTGACTACTTTGCTGCTAAAGCTATGGTTGGTTTACTTAATTGTTACCATAACCCAAAAGAATTTACAGAAGAAAAATTAGCAGAGCAATCTTATGAAGTTGCAGACGCAATGTTGAAAGCTAGAAATGAAAACAACTGACAAGTTTGATGTTACTGTTCAGTGTGATGGGAAGCACCCATATCCAACATTTCTGATTGCCGAATCTTCTATCTCAAAGAAACGAGATCATGGCTTACAGGTTTACAAATGCCCACATTGCAATTTCTTCCATGTTGGCCATTCGACAACTAAAACAAGAAACTTGAAACGAAGCCCGAAATAGGTTATATTGGTTTGAAACACGGCTAGATGCGAAGTCATGAGCGCATTGAAAAGGGTTCCCACTTTTCCCCTGCCGAGGTTTCTTTGTTATTTAAGTGGACTTTAAAGTGGAAAAAATTATGCTTTTACAGCCTAAAAACTGGGCAGTCTTTCAGCACTACAAAGATCGTTGCCCCCCATGGATCAAACTTCATCGTGACCTGTTAAACGACAGAGTCTTCATGCGCTTGCCTATTGCTAGCAGGGCGCTAGCACCAATGCTTTGGTTACTCGCAAGTGAATCAAAAGATGGTGTTTTTGATGGCTCACTAGATGAGCTAGTCTTTCGATTGCACATAACCAAAAAAGAATACGAGGATGGTGTTAAGCCATTGATTGATAACGACTTTTTCACTGTTGTTAGCGGAGTGCTAGCAGAGCGCAAGCAAGATGCTATCCCAGAGACAGAGACAGAGAGAGAGGGAGAGACAGAGACAAAGACAAAGAAGAATAAGCTCGGCTCACGCCTAGCTCAAGATTGGGTTTTGTTGAAGTCATGGGGAGAATGGGCTCAACAAGAAAGACCTGAACTTGATGTTCGAAAAGTAGCAGATCAATTTAAAGATTATTGGATTGCACAACCTGGTCAAAAAGGCACAAAGTTAGATTGGGAAGCTACATGGCGTAATTGGGTGAGAAACACAAAAGCACCAAAACCAAACTTTGCTGACATTGGCAGGATCACAGTTGCACCAAGTAATGAGCCTGACCCTGCTTTGGAAAAGATCAAACAAGATGACAAGAAGGCAGCACCAATCCCACTTGAAGTTTTGGCAAAGATGGCTGAATTGAGGAGAAAAGCATGACCCATAGAGAAGCAATGAGAATCTTGGACAAGGTGAAAGATGGTGTGCCATATCCAATCAAGATAATCCGAATGGCACTTGAATTAACAGGTGATTTAGTAGAGTAAACCCCTATGGCGTACAGCAGAAAAGTCATATCCAATGAGAGTGACAGAGTGAAATTGGAGCAATCCGAAGCTCGGGAGATATTCCGATCTTGGGAAACAACAAAAAACAATGACTTTGTTCGTGCCAGGCTCGAGCGTTGTGAACGAATCTATGGTTCAGGCGCTCGGGACAGGGTAAGAAAATATTTAACAGAGATGAAAGTAGGTAATCTTGAATGACATGGTTGATAAGCAAAGCCTTAATGAACTCGCTCTATTCGCAGGAGCAGGTGGCGGAATTCTCGGGGGACACCTCCTCGGATGGAAAACAGTCTGTGCAGTCGAATGGGAGCCCTATCCCGCAAGCGTACTGTGCGCCCGACAAAATGACGGCTTTCTCCCGCCTTTCCCGATTTGGGATGACGTACAAACCTTTGATGGAAAGCCTTGGCGAGGAATTGTTGATGTCGTATCGGGCGGGTTTCCATGCCAAGACATTTCAGCAGCAGGAAAAGGAGTCGGGATCGATGGAGAACGCTCTGGAATGTGGCGAGAAATGGCGAGGATCATTCACGAAGTGGGACCCAGATTCGTCTTTGTGGAGAACTCACCAATGCTCACTTCTCGGGGACTTGGAGCCGTTCTCGGAGACTTGGCCACAATGGGGTTTGATGCGAAATGGGGAGTGTTGGGAGCAGCAGACGTTGGAGCGAACCATCAGAGGGACAGAATTTGGATTGTCGCCCGATGGAATGGCGACCTTCCACACGCCCAACACAACAGGATTAGATGGTGGGAGCAACAGCAGGAGAGCTTTGAAGAAGAGAAAAGAAGAATCCAAATATCCAACGCCAACTGCATCAGACTGGATGAGCCCAAAACAGAACGGGATCAATCTGGTGAACGGGCGGTATGTGAGAACCAGTCTGACAACAGGGGTGAAGTTTGGAGCCAAACTGTCGGATGCGGTCAATCTGGACATGAAGACCAAACTGTTGCCAACACCAAATGCTCGGGATTGGAAGGACGGGAAGACTGCGGGAAACAGGAAATCGCCAGGTCTTGGCGTAGTAGCCCACCAATTGGACACTCAGACTGGTGGGCAGTTGAACCCAACGTGGGTCGAGTGGCTAATGGGGTGGCCGCTCGGATGGAGCGAATTAAAGCCATTGGAAATGGACAAGTCCCACTTTGTGCCTCAAGTGCTTGGAGAATCTTGAAATGACATTCATGCTCACCTACATGGTTGAGGGTAACCCTGTTGGCAAAGGACGGCCAAAATTTGCTAGGCGGGGCAATTTTGTTTCTACCTACACCCCAACAAAGACTCGGGACTACGAATCCTTGATCAAAGAGGCAGCACAAAAGGCTATGGGAAGTGGTGAACCCCTAGAAACGCCTGTGACAGTCGCCATCTACATCACAGTGCCAATCCCTCAGTCTTACTCCAAAAAGAGAATACAAGCCTGTCTGAGTGGTTTGGAGCGCCCAATCAAGAAGCCAGACATCGACAACATCGCCAAATGCTTCTTGGATGCCATGAACGAGATCGTTTACCTTGATGACACCCAAGTCCTCACCCTGCACATTACCAAGGTCTATGGGACTGTTGGCATGGTTGAGGTCATGGTTCGAGAAGACTTGGACTAAGGGTAAACACCTATACACCTAATCAAGATTTCAAGTTACATTAACTCATCAACACATTTTTTAAGGAGAAAGTAATGCACACAATCAACTTTGAAGCCACCACAGGCGCAGGTGATGTAGAGGTACAGGTCACTATGTCTTTCGAGGCAGACAAGTACACATCTTGGGCAGAAAACATCGATATGGTCACCTATAACGGCATGGACATTATGGGCTTGATGACCGATGAGCAGTTTGCAGAGTTGGAAGCACAAGGCATTGAGGCTATCAAATCTCAACGAGAGTGGGAAATCGTGAACTATGAACCCTGACCAACTGAGATGCCAACCCGCCAAGCCCGATGACAAATGTCTGAACTGCAAAAGGCGGGTGGTTGAAACCAGAATGTATGTCAATGCCAAAAATAGCAAAGACAAAGCTTGTATCTACATCCCTATTTCATTGCAAGGAAAAGTATGACACCAACACCAAAATTACGTTTTATTGAGCGCAAAGTAGCAATGCACCCCTTCTACAGAGATATGTCTACAGGTGGAAGAGCCTACCAAACCTACCAAGTTCTTCAACAGTGGTGGGAGAAAAAGCAGTGGTCGCATGATGTTTGGATTATTGTCGGAGGCGAGTGGCGTGATGTACCTTTAGAAGAGAAGGATGAGACAAATGACCTGGCCTTTCCCGCCATTTCCTAATCCTAAAGACAAAGGCAACAAAGTGCCTAAATTTAATCCTGATAACTTTGAGGACGCACCAATATGACTGAATCCACTTGGAAAGAGCTAACCAAAGGTGAAATTGAATCTTGGGTTATTCCTGAGAACCTGACTCTTGTTGAATTCGTTTGGTTTGTTGAAACAAAAATAAGGGAATTAAATGATCCACAGTGATGAAGATGACGAGTTCGAGCGCATCGCCCATGAGAACGCCATGAAATCAGGACAACCATATCACTTTGATGTGTTTGTCTCTGTCTCTCAACGCAATCAGGTCTTAGAAGAGGTGGCAAAAGAGTTCGACAAGATGAAGGCTTTTGGCACTACTAGCGAATCATTTGCAAGTTTTGTAAGGGGTATGAAACATGGGTAAGGGCTCAACACCACGGCCATTTGCAGTAAGTAACGAAGAATATTCAAACCGATGGGATGCCATTTTTGGCAGAGACAATGACACGCAAAAGAACCAAGAGAAAGCACTGGAACCTTCTGGATCCATTGGCACACGCAATAGTGGGGGCAGCAATAACCCCTCGCCCGACTCTGGACAAACTCAGATTCCTTGAATACTCAGCTCTAGACGCTATCACCAAGGGCATGGGGACTATCCAAGATTGGCGAACCCTTGTGGACGTTCTCAATCTGTCCGAGGTAATGGGCAAAGCAGGGGTTGGACCCGAAGTACTGCCAGTCTGTGCAAAGGCTCAAGATGCCCTGCACAAGGCAGCACTGCGCTTTGAGGAGACTAAAAAAATGGGCTTGGATGGACCTGGCATTCAGGCAATTCGTGAACTGATCGAATATGCAGACCTCCAACAAGCAAGCATTTCCCGCAGTGATTTTGAAAAGTATGTCAAAAAGACTCGGGATTACATCAAATCCAATAGCAACAGAGTAGTGGAGATAGCATGAGCATCATTCCAAACCTACCGCCTGATGCCCTAGCCGAAGCTTGGGAAATCATTGAGAAAAGGCGAAAAGAAGAAATGTCCAAGAAATTGGGCAGAACTGTTGGCACATGGGGAGGTAAGCGTAAAGGTGCAGGAAAGCCCCGACAACTTACCTACAACACTGTTGCCAAACTAGAACTATCCACAGTCCAAAAGAAAGTCCTTACCGAAATGGGTGATGGCTATCTTGATAAGGGCATCGAAAAACTAATCAACGAGCATATGTAATGGAAAATCCTGCCCACAAAGCAATCGACTTCATCCTGGTAAACGCATCAAAGTTTGCCCAAGCCAAGGCGACTCGGGTACAACTCGAAGAATATCGCAAATCAAAAAAAGCCATTCTCATGTCTGAGGAAGAGGGAACCCTTGGAGCCAAAGAGATGTATGCCTATGCCCACAGAGACTATGTGGCACTACTGATGGAGATCAAAGAAGCCATCATTCAGGAAGAAGAACTAAAGTACAAGCTTGAGGCAGCAAAGCTGAGAGTGGAAGTCTGGAAGACCGAAGAGTACACAAAACGAGCCGAGATGAAGCTATGACACAAGAAGAGATTATTGAGATGGCTAAACAGGCTGAATTTGTCAATCTTGACCTTTGCTCAAGCGAATTAGAACGCTTTGCCAAGCTAGTAGCACAGCATGAGCGTGAGCGCATCTTTGGTGAACTTCTCAAAATGCACGAAATAGCATCGAGCCGACATAACTACTATTTAAACGCTGTTTTGACCATCGGAAAAAGAGGACAAGAATGACACAAGAATCTACTGAAATCATTTATCCAGAAACTGGGTTTGGTCCTTTATTTCCAAAGCAAAACTATATGTTGGCCTTTCACAAAGAAGGCAAACAAGTTGGCACGTTTGACTTTAACGAAGGCAAGATGCACTTTGAAGGCGATGTTAGCGAAAGCGGTGAGATATTTGTTGACTGGGTTGTCAATGTATTTAAACAACGCATTGAGGATGCAATCAAAGCAGAGCGTGAGGCGTGTGCGGTTATTGCTGAAACACCGATTAGCGGTGAGCAAGACGACATTACGATGGAAGCCAAAGATCGTGTAGCAAAAGCCATCCGAGGAAGAGGACAAGAATGAGTTACCAAAAGCATGAGTACTATCGAGACAAAGATCTTCTCAGACTTGCAGAAGGTGAGCCTTGTCTTTTACAGGTGGCCTCAAATTGTTTAGGGGGGGAGGGTTCGACAACTGTGGCTTGTCACTCAAACCTGCTCATTCATGGCAAGGGCAGGTCCATCAAGGCTGACGACCACCACTCGGTATGGGGGTGTAGCCGATGCCATACATGGCTAGACTCATCCTATGCAGACTACGACACCAAGAACCTAGCATTCCAAGAAGCTTACAAAAGACAACTTCACGCATGGCTTGATTTAGCAGATAATATAACCATTAAGCCTTGGCGAAGAGATGCTGCAAGGCGTGTTTTAACCCATTTAGGGGTCCCATATGGCACATGATGTAGGCGAATTGATTCTGACCTTGTTGCACTCTGCAACCAACACACACATTCTGCACTGGCAATCAAAATCCTATGCAGAACACAAAGCCCTTGGGACATTCTACGAAGAGCTTCCAGATCTGATAGACAGCCTGGTCGAAGCCATTCAAGGTAAGTACGATACAACCCTGCAATTCCCTGCCACATACCATGTCCCTGCAAATACTGGTAAGCGGGAACTACACGACCTATCTGAATACTTTGAGGAGAAACGATCCATTCTCCCGCAAGATTCTGAGATTCAAAACATTGCAGACGAAATCCAAGCATTAATTGATTCAACTTTATATCTCCTACGATTTCCATAAATTGGCAGCAGAATAAATAGAGGGTCTAAAAATTTTAAGGGGGGGGTCTTTCCGAAATGGGGGACTCCCTTAAATTTTGGTTTAAGAAAAACACCAGGCGATTATCAACATAATCAAATCGGGGAGGGGTAGAAAATAAATAATCATTTTCTCCCGATTTTCTCGAGATAATCGATAATATTTTCAGATAATCCCAAACGATCTAGCCTCTACAATGTGTTGATTGCCAATCATGCTACCCTGCTATAGATACACCCAAAACGAGAGCGCCTAGAGCCTATAAATGCCCTCTATGAACCATTGGCAAACTATGGCAAAGCCCATGCACATCATTGGCACGATATAACCCTCTAGACAAGGCAAAGCCTAGCCCCAAAGACTATCAAGCAAAGAAAAAGCCCCAAATGGGGCTAGATTAGTCTGTAGGTAATTCTTTAAACTGAACCTCCATTTTTATGTAATCCTGTAGGATGGATTCGATTACCTCTAAATTTTCACCACTAAAAAATAAACCTGCGATATCGCCTGTTTTAATATTCATTTGATCTTGAATATAAGCACACGCATGGCTTAATGCATTACCTGCTAAATCTTCAATCTGTTGTTTAGTATATATATTCATTTTATTCACCTTATCTTGGGAGTACATATTGGTCAATTATTGATGCTTGAAAATCTTCATTCATTAATTCAGGGTCACATATTGCCACCTGTGCATATGTAGATTTTCTAGTAACCAAATGATTATCATCACTGATTAGCATTAATACTTTTTTGCCATTTAATAAGAACTCTTGAGAATGTGCAATGCAATCCCATCCTGTATCTAATACAGTGAATCCATATTCTTCGGGTGATGCATCAAATCGCCCACACATTGATTCAATTGGATTAGTAATAAATGTATGGTCAAAAACAAAACCATATTTGCCATCGAAATCATTATCTTCATTTAATTCTAGTGTTCTCATTTGCTCACCTTAATAGAAATCACTTTGCCCATTTTTTTGCCATGTGCAGGGTAGGCAATCACAGAAACGCTCTTATCCCAACACGCTCTACATCCTGAGCATTTGCCCATGCGTGAATAAGCCTCGCACAATGTCGCGCCCTTAGGTAATTGATCTGGTGTAGGAATGATTACAGACCCATGCAATCCCTTGATGAATTCCCCATTGATGGAATCACTAGAGAATCTAAGAGACACATTCGGGAGAGCCTCCATCTCACGCAGAACGCCCCGAAATTTAGGGAATTTATGCATCCTTGTTGGTAACCAATGTTTGACCCATGGGGTTCTTTTCATTACCTCCAAAATCTTTTCTGCTAATGGGAGTGAATACATATCGCCTGAATCAAACCATCTGAAATAACGATCTTGATCCAATTGAGCCACCATTTCATCGCACCACTCTAATCTTTGCCAATCGGTCTTATTCTCAATGCGAGGAGCTTTAACATTTGGGAATCGATAATTTCCTGTAGTGGCATAACATCCACTGCACGCATCTACAAGAGATCCATCCGCATTTTTAGAAGCAGGACAAGTGTCTAAAGCTTCTAAGCTCCAAGAGCGTGAATCTAATTTGGAGGTTTGAGATATTCTGATCATTTGATTACTTTCGGGCTTAAAAATTTAAAATTTAGGGTTTGCAGCAGACCTGGTTAATCCCTAGTTACTGCAGAAAAATGGGTTTCTGTATTCGCTATTGCATTTGCCAATTCGGTGCGAGAAATCCTAGAGCCAATATCCCATGGGCTAACTGTCTCATTGTCGGGATCTAGGAGCAAATAAAGAATGTCGTCAAATGTGGCATCTTTGGGGTAATCAGATAACCACTCATTCACTGCGAATAATTCGGATTTAGTCATTTTGTTACTTTCGGTCTAAATGGTTATTTAATATTGTCCGATCTTGTCATAGTCTCTATAACAGGATCCACATTCGATTTGCATGGTGTTGATGTCGCCCTCATATTCATGCCACCAATCGGATTCAATGCCATATTGCTTTGCGTGATTGGTCAATCCTAGCTTGAGAGATGCAATTGCCACCTTTTCGGTTTCTCCATATGCTTCAAATGAGAAGCGGAAAGATTCAAATGTTGCTTTATACATGGTGATCCTTATTTAACAAGGACATCAAAATAAGCCAATGCACCAACTGCAAGGGCGATGCCAAATCCAATGGCACAGATCACATCGAGGAGGGTTTCTTTTTTCATGGTTTTACTTTCGGTCTAGAGGGTTAAAAATTAGGAGAGTGAATTCATCACTTTTCGAGCATAGTAATGAGATTCGACATGGTTCAGATCTTCGAGGATGGCTTTAAGCTCACCAACTGTATAGAAGCCCCTCAAGTGAATCGCCAATCCTGCATCATCGGGAGAGAATTCGCCATTCTCAAGAATGCCATTAGGCAATGTGTTGGTGATGTCTTTGCGTTGAATGATCATTTTGTTACTTTCGTCTAGGTGTTGATGAATGCCCGAAGGCAAGCCAATATTAGATCTTGTCAACCCCCAAAACCATAGGTGAAAACCCTTAGATCACCAACCAAAAACCCTAATAGGGTTAACCCTTAGATCGGTGAGCGCCATTAACATCTTGATAAGAGCTTGAATTAGACCAATTCTTATTAGATGGGTTTAGTTAATACATTAACTATCCCATTTACCCCATTAAAACTAGCATTATCTGATTACCATTTGATAGCATATTGCTAGCATTCATGCGGGTTTGAAACCGATTATGGGATTATGTGAGGCTTTGAAATAATCGGAGAGTGATCGGTCCCCCTATTTGCCCCTTATTACCAGCCCCCTACCACGCAGCAATCCGACCCCCTCCCCCTGGTCAATCCACCCCCTGTGCCTGGGGGGGTAGCACTGGAAAGGATTGGAAAGGAGGGGGCCCACTCCCCCATTCCCAAAATTTCTTCAAAAACTTTCTTGTTGCGTACAAACAACACTGCTTAATTGAATACTTATTTGGTGGGACTGGATACTTATGTGATGGTTAACTGTGGACGAACTATGGCATCCACTGTTTTTTTCTTCGTAAAGAAAGTAGCACCTTGTTTATCTAACCTGACCTACATATACAAGGTTATACATTGATAACTTTGTGTAGGCTCTACCTGTATGTTCCCGTTCGTTGACTACTAGAGAGACCGATAGATTCGGTACGTTTATCTGGGTTGGTAAGCTACCTGCCTTCCCAAGGGCTGGATGATGGCCCCGTGTTTATTCTAGTAGGGTTTTCCCTAATGACAATAGAACATCCTGTGGATAACTCTGTATAAGATCTGTATATAAAAATTTTTACTCAAAACTTTTTCCTTGATTACAATACAATTTATTCCCTAATAGCTCAGTGGTAGAGTAGTTGACTGTTAATCAATTGGTCCGTGGTTCGAGCCCACGTTGGGGAGCCATATAGCAAAGGAATAGCATGGAATGGACATTAGCACACCCGCTGCATGATGTAGATGATATTGTTGAAATGGCAGACTCAGTCTTTGGTACTGAAGCTGATGGCATATTGACCAGGGACAGAGAAGTGTTCCGCAAGAACGTCACTATTGCCACTACTGTTCAACTGTTTGACAAGAGCAGAGAATTTATTGCTGTCTGCCATGGCCCTAGACAAAGAGATGATGGCTTTTACAAAGCAGATAATCCTTATGCCATGCTTGGCTACTGTTGGTTTGACAGAGGTGGATATACTACCTACGCCAATGAAGAAATTAGCAATGCCAAATTCCACCATGTTGACTTGTCTTTAAGTCCTAGGTTGCGGGTTAAGCTAATTAATGAGATGATTGACCAACATTTATTGTGGGCTCATACATGGGGGATTCCTGTAGTATGTTCTACTTCTATTCGTGCC